ACTCTTTCTTTATGCATCTGGAACAGGTGATCAACGCAAAGAAGATAATCGTCTACACAAAGGAATATTTCATTCATGTTCTCTACAAGGCCATACGCGGCGAAATAACATCCCTCACTTTCAATGACGAGTATGCTTTCCTCAATATCAAGTCGGACAAGCCAAGTGAAATAGTGGCTATCCTCATGCTGTTCAATGCAATCAAGAAGCACCAGAAGAGCGACGACATCTATCACCGCTCGCTGTATATGGATTTCGTGAACAGGCTGGATTATTACCACAAAAAGTATTCGGAGAAGTACCAGCGTCTGGTTGATAATCTTGCGGCGAAAGACATCGAGGTTATCTACTCAGGCGACCTTGCAGACGCCATCATAGACAGTTCGGAGAAAGACCTCATTATATACCAGTCGGAGTTTCACTCATCACTCCGTGCGGCCAGCAACGCCCTTATCCGATGCATCCCGGAGGACTTCGGAGCACAGGAACGAACACTTACACGTTACGCAGAAATAGACGAAGAGCAGGTCAACTACATCGCCATATCTCAGCACCAGTTTATGGGCCGCAAGAAAGTCCTCAAGGATAACAGAACGGCCCTCTACTCGAACATTGCAGATCCCGGCGACAACGTGTTCTCCAGCCGGCCCATCTCGCCGCTCAAGTATAGGCGGCTTCCGGATGACTACGAACTGACTGATAAAAGCCGGCTGCTCTTTATACGGGCATCGATGAGCGAGATTGACTACCTACGGATGTTCTATCTGAAAAAGGACATCATGCTCGGCTCTGCGCCATTTTGCTACCTGTGGTTCCTGGACGAGTACGTGATAGGTGCCTGCATGTGTGACTTCATGAAGACGTCGAAGTTCGGCGTGGACAAAATCCAACTCAAAAGCGACTTCGTTATAGACAGCCCATTCCAAAAACTGAGCAAACTGTTGCTCATGGGAACCCTCTCTACTGAGTTCAAGGATGAACTCGACATTCGCTTCAAAGGCGACGTGCAGCGCATCGGAACCTCTGTCTTTACAGACAAGCCAGTCTCGATGAAATATCGCGGTGTATATGACCTCGACGAGCGCGTGACAGGCAAACTCTACTACTCACAACAAGCCGGCAAACTCGACTCCCTCGAAAGCATAGTACAGGAATTCTTGAAAAAGAACTACAAGAAATAATCTCATGGCAAGATTCAAGATTGAAAACGAGGTGCTGATCTCAGACATCGACCTCATAGACAAGAATGCTCGCTTTATGCAGCAGAGCGACTTTCAGCAGCTTGTAGCGAATATCAAGCGAGACGGACAACTCTCTTCGATACCCTTTTGCGTGAAGAAAGCGGATGGCCGCTATATAGTGGTATCTGGTAACCACCGTGTTCAGGCGGCAAAGCAAGCCGGGCTGAACCACATCCCTATCATGTTCGTAGACGAGACTGATATTTCCCACGACCAGATAAGGGCAATACAACTTTCTCACAACTCCATCTCAGGCCAAGACGACCCAGAGATTCTTAAACAACTGCTCGACGAGATTCGTGATGTTGCCTTCAAGGAGTATGCCCATATTTCAGCTGAGTATCTGAAAGGCATCGAACAGCCAAGCTATGTTGTAGAGATGCCGAACAACGAGATTGTTCCGGTGATGCTCATGTTCATCGACACCAACAAGGCTTCGTTCGACCGTGTAATGGAGCAATTAGATATGCTCACTCCCCGCGAGCTTGAGAACACCACCCTCATTCCAAAAGAGGTGCTGCATAGGCTCAACGAGGTTTCTGCGAAAGTCCAAGAGAGGTACAAAATCAAAGCTCAGGCCCTAAGTATTTGCAAAATGGTAGAGCTTGTCGATTATATGCTTGAAAATGGTACAGGAGAAGCATAGGCCGAGAAATGTTGAAACGTCGCTCGAAAAGAGGAATGAGACTACCGCACAGAAAAAGAAGCGGTTCTTAACTGCCTATGTACCACGCATGTGCAATGTAGCAAAGACTTGCGAAGTAGTAGGCATTTCGAGGCAAACACTCTACAGATGGCGTGACACAGATGACGTATTTAAAAAGGCCCTGACTGAGTGTGAGGAAACCCTCAAGGATGACCTTGAGACCACTATGATGACCAGGGCGATCGTCGATAAAAGCGATACTATGCTTATCTGGCTCAGCAAGACTAAGATGAAAGACCGTGGCTACGTTGAAAAGATCGAGAACGATGTCACGGTGAATCCCTTCCTCGAACTGATGAAAAAAGCAAGCGGCGAGCAGAAAGACGAGAAATAGCTATCTGGCTTACTATAAAAGTTATGGTTTTATGAGGTGAAAATATTCTATAAAATGCTGTAAAATAAATGGTTAAACGTTTGGAATTTACTTTTATTCATTGTAGTTTTACACTGTAAATCAGACACTTAACCATTAAACCCAAAAGCCATGAAAGCAATCAAAGGCAACTATCCTAAGCAAGACACTCACCGGCCATTGTGTAATGCGATATACTATATTTGGCGCATGGGTCAACGCATAGGGCTGCGAACCGCAAGTTATAGCGAAGAATTGTCATACGGTCATGCCGTCAAAGTGTTTGGCCTTTGGCTATGCTACTCTGATGTTGGCGACACTTGCGTTGCGTTCATCAAGCGTCGCATTCCATTTTGTTATAAATCAGAATTTTAATGTAGTCATGGAACAGCAGACGATGAAGCCCGGCATTGAGACCGGCAGTTTTATTAACATGATGATGAGCAGAAATCGCTCGCTCCCAGAAGTAGGTAAAGGTGCAACACTCTTATCGTGGACAGATCGCCACGCATACGAGGTTATGTCTGTAAGCCCAGACGGTAAAAGAGTTGTCATCCAGCAGTACATACCTGAGCGCATCGACCAAAACGGAATGTCAATGTCGGAATGTCAAGACTACAAGTACGAGAAGCTGAATGGCCACAACGAAGTAGTTGTATGGCGCAACGGTGCATGGAGAAGCGAAGTCATTCGGGTAGAATTCTGTAAAGATTATTACGCAGAGTTCGAGAGACGTCAAGCATTGTGCGAAACCAGCGAGCAGCACGACGCTCTTTATGAGGAAATGATTAAACCTCTTTTGAGTGAAAACTCAAACTTTCGTCTGGTGGACGGTAAAACATGCCTCAAAAAGCAATACAGCAAAGTGAATGTGCTCTGGGGCGTGAAAGACGAATATTACGATTACACGTTTTGATCTATGGAAACCAAGACCAACAAAGCTATCGACCTGTTCCACACAGGCCGACTCAAGGAAGCCCTGGCTTTGTTCAGTTCCTTTCGCATCGGTTTCACTGCCGCAGAGCATCGCACCCTCCAGATAGCGCACGAAAGTCTGTGCGGACACTCTCAGTTCTACGCCGACCTCGGCATTGACACCTCGGCGGCGATCGAAGAAAGCAAGTTGATAATCACTAAAAAATATGCGACATGAAAAGTCCTAAATCCAAAGAAGTACGATCTCTTGTGGATACTCTTGAGAAACATGATCTCTGTGTGTATCTCACAAAACAAGACGGCAAAGTATGTGCCGAAGTAGAAACATTCACAGGCTATGGTGTCAACATGATCATCTGGTTGTCTCCGTTCTCTCTCAAGGAATTCAAGCGATACGTCGAAGACTTTGATGTCGATGAGCAGATAGAGATGCATCGGGAAGACGAAAGATATAAGTCGGCATTCAGCATATCACAAAGTCTTGCTGACTTTACTGCTTTCAAAGAAAGGCTCGAAGAGATTATCGAGAACATCGAAAACGGTGGTGGTGAAACAAAAACTATCCCATTCCGATCTGCGTTCGTCTTGTTCCAAACAGACATCCACATGTCGGTGACGAGCCGTGTTTTCTTCGGCGTATTCGACAGCTTCGAGGCCGCCGACAAAGCAGCGAAAGATAACAATCTCCACTCCCACGACAGCGAGGTGCTGATCTTAGAGACAGAAACGAACAAATTTGAAGAGCAATAGCCATGAAAACGATCTGTATCTCCATTGAACAACTCCGCAACCTCGTAGAGGTGGCCGAGGCCGCCAAATCCAGCACGGGCGACGAGACTACCTCCATCGTGAGAATTGAGAGCGTCGAGCCGTCCGGCATCGTTGGACAGGCAGACAAGCTGCGCTATTACTTGGAGGGCGAGCAATACGATCACACAGGCGTATTTTTAGGAACAAACTAACAATAATCAATCACTTATGAAAACTTTGAAATTTATCGGAGTTGATTCGTGGAATCGCCCAGTCTACAGAGATCAGAATGGCAAGTTATGGAAAGATGTTAATCTTGGAAAGGGAACCCCATCTTTGAGTAGCTCTGTAGACAACACGTTTGAAGGCGAGCCAGATATGCCCCTGCGTGATGATTTTGAAATTATGACCCGCGAGCAAGATTAAACAGCAAAAGATTATGTCACAACAGCCTATTTCCCTATCAGAGTTCAGAAAGGCCGCATATAGTGCTTATCAGTGGACTTCATTCGATCCAGACAAACGTGCGGCCAGCACCCTTACAGAGCATGAGGCGCAACTGAACGAAGATCTAAAGCAAATACCAGAGACCGAGCATGAGCGCTACATTTCGAACTACAAGAAGTATTTCGGTGCATGGCTCGCTGCGCGAGGTAACTGCGCCAGTTCAATGATAACCGGTCCGGCCAACTTTAATATCCGCCGTAATGAGAAGGCCAACAACCTTGAGCACAAAAGGTACGGAGAGCTTATGCAATGGAGGGACCGCGCCCTCGCCGCTATCAAGCGCCATGTCGAAGAAGCGCGACCCCAAGAGGTGAAAGATGCCGAGGCATGGGAATCCCTTGAGCGAACACTACGCAGTTCTGCGTCCACCATCGAAGGCATAAACAATGGCACGGAGCGCGGCTATAACAAGGCTCTGTTTGTGTCCTCAATTTACAACAAGGTTGAAACCTATGCCAAACGCGGTGATACGGAAATGGTGGCTCGTGCCGTAGCTCTTATCGAGGAGTTAAACCAAAGTAGCCGGATTATCTCTGCACGGCACAAGTTTTTCAAACTGCCTGAACTGGCTGCCGTCAACAAACAGAAGCAGGAAGACAATCAGAACCGCGAAAACACCGGTGTTGATTTCATAGGCGGTAGAGCCGTGAACAACTTCGCTGAAAACCGTCTACAACTTATTTTCGACGAAAAGCCCTCGTCGGATATTATCGCCGCCTTGAAACGTAATGCCTTCAAATGGTCGCCCAACGCCGGAGCATGGCAGCGGCAACTTACAGGCAATGCTGTGTACGCCGCCAAGAGCTTACTGAAAGAGTTTGGCCTTTGGCTGCTTAAAGAGAAACAGTAGTTTGGTGCGAAATTGATAACCAATAAAGTATTTAATTGTATTAACTAATTAAAAAAAACAATGAGTATAGAGCAAAGGTTGGAGGCGGTAGAAAACGCCGTCAAAATGGCAGGGTTGGCAACCAAAGAGGTGCTAACCTTTGAGGAAGCAGCAGCTTATACAGGGCTGGCTAAAAGTTACCTCTATAAGTTGACCAGCGCAAAGCGGATCCCGCATTACAAACCATTAGGGAAAATCGTGTATTTCAACCGTGCGGAATTGGAAGGCTGGCTATTGAGCCATCGGGTAGAAGTTGAAGAGCAATAAGGCGAATAGCCACTTTTATGTTATGAGAATGAATGATTTCCAGCGTAAAATCAAAAAAGTAGACTTCCTTAATCTTCCGCGTAGATCATGGGATAAGGTTTCTACCTACGGATCTATTTGTGTCATAAATTCCGGTCGTAAGCACGACAGCGGCTACTCATTGATGTACATCATCGGAATGAATGGACATGTTCCTATTGAGATCGCCGCAGCCTGCGACGATATACAATGGGTTATACCTGAAAGATGCGATTATTACTTTAGAACAGACATGTTTTATCCATGCGGCGTAATGCACTTTCATTCAAATAAATATATATTTCAAGTCCATAGGAGCCTATCGACTACAGAAATCCATTTAATCCCCAATGAAGATATTAAAGCATACAAGCAATAATAATGCCTGACAAGCACATAACAATATTCAAGTCGTGGCAGGATGACTGGAACAGGTTCGTCAGAGATGTTTTGCGCGCTCGATTAGACAATGAGCAGCAGGAAATTATTACGTCCGTTCAGTGCAATCCGATGACTGCGGTAGCGAGCGGCACTGCGAGGGGTAAAGACTTCGTGGCTGCTTGCGGATCGTTGAGCTTTCTTTATCTCACTCCTACATTTGACAGAAGTGGTCGGATGATCGGCAATACCAAAGTCGCCATGACTGCACCAACGGCAAGGCAGGTTCACAACATTATGACCCCGGAAATTCGCAGACTGTTCAGGGCCGCGCAAGTGCTACCAGGCCGGTTAGTGGCGGACGACATTCGTACTGAATACGAAGAGTGGTTTCTCACAGGCTTCAAGGCCGGAGATGACGCCACAGAAGCATGGTCAGGCTTCCACGCCGTGAACACAATGTTTGTTGTAACAGAGGCCAGCGGTATCAGCGAAACTACGTTCAACGCTATCGAGGGTAACCTGCAAGGCAATTCACGTCTGATGATCGTATTCAATCCGAACGTCACAACAGGCTATGCAGCGCAAGCTATGAAGTCTCCTCGTTTCAGCAAGTTCAGGCTCAACTCTCTACACGCTGAAAATGTTGTTACGAAAGAGAATGTGATACCTGGTCAGGTAGATTATGCTTGGGTTGCAGACAAGGTTGAGAACTGGTGCATTCCCATACAGCGACAGGATTTTAATGACGGCGAAGGTGATTTCGAGTTTGATGGCGGACTGTATCGCCCGAACGACCTTTTCCGTGTCAAGGTGCTCGGTATGTTTCCTAAAGTCGCAGAAGATGTGCTGATCCCCTACGAGTGGATCGAGTTGGCAAATCGCAGATGGGAACTCTACAACGATACCAACTCCATCCCGCACGGGCCGAAACGCATTGGGCAGGATGTCGCCGGCATGGGTAATGATAGCAGCGTAAAGTGTACCCGCATCTCCAACTATGTCCAAGCGTTCGATGTTCATCAGTCGGCAGGTAAGGCGGATCACATGCACATAGCCGGCTGGCTCGCGCATGATCTTTCAGATGTTGGCAGCCACATGGCTTTTATTGACACCATCGGTGAGGGCGCTGGAGTATATTCCCGTCTCGAAGAACTTGGCTATGCAAATGCCATTTCAGCTAAAGTAGGCAACAGCGCCAAAGGTCTTCACGACATCACCGGTCAGTACACTTTCGCCAATATGCGAGCCTACATTTATTGGTGCATACGAGATTTTTTGAATCCGCTAAACAACAATGAGCCGTGCCTCCCGCCAGATGACTATCTGATGCAAGAACTTACTGATACCCATTGGAGGTTTCAAAGCGACGGTTCAATTATACTTGAGAAGAAAGATGACATAAAGAAGCGCCTCAAGCGTTCACCAGATCGTGCCGATGGACTTGCGTTAACGTTCTGGCCAGCCGTTCATAGTATAGAAGAAGATTATGTTCAATTAGAAGATCTATTATAGTTTAACCGCGAGCTTGTGTGAAGCTGCACAAAAAACCTACATCATGGAACTACCAAAATCACAGAATGAGAAACGTTCTCCCAGCGAGATCATCGACAGCATCAAATTTCTCAAGAATCTTCTCGGCATCCCACCGTGGAGTAAACTCAAAGACGAGTACGATCCGAGAAGGCATCGCATCTCTTCCAACTCTGAGTTCTGGAAGGACAAAGGCTCAGACAAAAAACCACGCAAGGTATCGAGGATCACCTACCCTTTGCAGAAGCTCTCTGTTAACCGCATGACGCAGATGGGCTTCGCCATCCCAGTGCGACGAATATACACATACAACAAAAACAACCAGGAGCAGCGCGACGCTTATGCGGCAATAGAGGCTATCTACAAGAATGTCCATATAGATAGTCTGAACCGCAACAGAATGAAGATGTATTTCGCTTCGTGCGAATTACTCACCATCTGGTATGCGGTGGAGGTCATAGACGCGCATAATGACTACAAGTTTGACACTAAGTACAAAATGCGCTGCAAGTCATACTCACCTATGAACGGCTACGATCTGTATCCCATCTTCGACGAGTTTGATGATATGCTCGGCATGTGCATAGAATACAAAGAAAAGAAACTTGAAAATGGTGCGGAACGAGAACTCCAACACTTCGAGATGTTTATCCCAGGCAAGCATCTCAAGTACACTTTCGACGGCAAGAAGTGGCTCGATCCCACCATAGAACAAGTGAAAATAGCTAAACTCCCACTTGCCTATATGTTCCGTAATTCCCCGATATGGGAGGATCAGACCGGTAACTGCGATGAGATAGAGCTTGCATTGTCGAGAGAGTCCGAGATACTACGACATAACTCTGCCCCCTACCTCAAGGT